GGCTGGTAAAAAAGAACGTAAAGGTGGTTCAGCTAAATATCCAAAGTGCAGACCCGCAAGGTCGGCGGCAGCAATGACCAAGGGTGAAAAGCGGTCAGCCGTAGTACGAAAAAGAAAAGCAGGAAATCCAGGTGGAAAACCAACGATGGTTTCTACCTTTAAAAAGAAATAAAACTCTTGACTTTGAGAGCAAATATGATTAGATTGGCTGATATTCTATGTGAAGCTTGTTGGGATGGATACAAGCAAGTTGGAATGAAGGAATTAAATGGTAAGATGGTTCCCAACTGTGTTCCAGTAGAAGAACTATATCATCGTCCCGAAAGTGAAGTCACATCGGATAGCGACTTCAAACCAGATCAAGACAACGAACGTGACCAATTCGGTTCAGAAACACACGTTCCAGGTCACGAAGATGAATTAAACGAAGGTGAGTTTTGTAATGAGTGTTTAATAGAAGTTCTTGAAGGATTACACGAAAATCAACTTGGTGAAGCAGAATATCAAGGTCGTAAGGTTCCCCTTGGTAAGATTATGAGAGGAGATACCAAGAAGTTCAAAGTATATGTTCGTGACCCAAAGAGTGGAAATATTAAGAAAGTTAGTTTTGGTCACGGTGGTTCATCCGCTCGTAAGCGTGGTGAAAAGACGATGAAAATTAAGAAGAACATTCCTTCTCGTCGTAAAGCATTCCGTGCAAGACACAACTGTGATAATCCAGGTCCAAGAACAAAAGCTCGTTATTGGGCATGTAGGACTTGGTAATATGAAAAAGAAGATTTCACGGGAAACTTCCGATACAATACTAACCAAAATGGGTTATAACTTCAGCCCAACAGAATTCTTTTTGGGAATGAATACGGAGTTAGAACATCAAGATGTGACCCACGGTAATGTGGTCAAGACTGCAAAAATCGCAGCAGCACATTTAAGAGAAAATCCAAAGTATTATTCGTTATTATTAAAGCATGTAGAAAAAAAGAAAGCAGAACAACTCGTAGGACCTGGTGGGGCAATCAACGCAGCACCAAAACCACAAGATGTTAAGAAAATGCGAACAGCATTGGATAGGGAGAAAAAGAATGATTAAGCTCACAGATTTAATCACAGAAGCAGGTAAGCAAAATCGCATCAATGCAATGCGTTTGGTCGCATTACTTGAAAAGTTAGTTCCAACGTTAAAGGAAGCACAAGAAGATAAGGTAATGAAGATGGCAGCAGAATTATTGGCAGGTATCACTAAGGTCAATGAAATGCCATATAATTACAACACGATGTCCGAATGGCATATGACCGAATTAGCAACCGTGGTCATGCCAGCTCGTGATTTACGTGAAACACTAAATAGTCTATTGCAAAAACCAACAAAGGGGTTAGATACAACAGTTCTTGAAATGGTTATCAAGTCAATAGACGAATTGTATATCTACTAACAAGTTGAGGGGTTATGGCTGATAACAGCATATTTGGCAGACTAAAGAAACTATTTTCATCCAACACAGTAGTTCGTAATGTAGGTGGAAAAAGACTTAAAGTAGCCGACACAGACAATATTCAATCGTTTATCAACAGACGCGGTATTGATAGATACCACCGCGTCTATTCGTCTATGACGGGTGGATATGGTTCTTCACACGGACGATATGAAGCTGCGGCAGCATTCCAAGGTTCACGACTTCAATTGTTCCGTGATTATGATATGATGGATAATGACCCAATTATCTCGTCAGTAATGGATATCTACTCAGATGAATCAACCGTCAAAGACGAATTTGGTAATATTCTAACTATCCATTCCAAAAATACACAAATCCAAGAAATTCTTCATAACTTGTTCTATGATGTATTGAATATTGAATTCAATCTCTGGCCTTGGGTCAGAAACATGGTCAAGTATGGAGACTTCTTTTTATTCCTTGATATTGACCCAGAATATGGTATCGTGAACGTATTACCACTTTCTGTGTATGAAACTATTCGCATTGAAGGTCAAGACCCAGGTAATCCATTTTCAGTGAAGTTTAAGATTGAAAATGATTTCTTAGCATTGGGTAAAACTGAATTTGATAACTACGAAATAGCACATTTCCGTATGTTGTCCGATACGAACTTCCTCCCATATGGTAAGAGTATGGTTGAAGGTGGTCGCCGCGTCTGGAAGCAACTCCAATTGATGGAAGATGCGATGTTGATTCATCGTATTATGAGAGCACCAGATAAGCGTAAGATTTTGGTCGATATTGGAAATATTCCACCTGCGGAAATTGATACCTTTATGAACCGTATCATTGACCGTATGAAGAAAACACCATTGGTTGATCCACAAACTGGTGATTATAATCTTCGTTATAATATGCAAAATATCACAGAAGATTTCTATATGCCAGTTCGTGGTAAAGACTCGGGTACAGACATTCAAAATCTTCCTGGACTTCAATTCAATGCAATTGAAGATATTGAATATCTCCGTAATAAATTGTTAGCAGCATTCAAGGTACCAAAGTCATTCATTGGATATGAAGAAGATATCAATGGTAAAGCAACTTTAGCTGCACAAGACGTTCGTTTTGCACGTACTATTGAACGTGTGCAACGAGTAATGGTGTCGGAACTTACAAAGATTGCAATTATTCATTTGTATGTCCAAGGATTTACTGATGAAGATTTAATTGACTTTGAATTATCACTTACCAATCCATCCGTTGTTTATGAACAAGAAAAATTAAACTTGTGGAAAGAAAAAGTTGGTGTTGCAAAGGATATAGCAGATACTAAAATGTTATCACACCAGTGGATATATCATAATATTCTTGAATTATCTGACGATGAAATTGTTGAAGAACAGAAGAAAATTCAAGAAGATGTAAAGAGAATGGCCGAACTTGAAGCAGCCGCACAACCACAGCAACCAGGAGCACCGGGTGCAGCACCGGGTGGTCCTGACACTGGTGGAGCAGCACCAGCAGAAGAACCAGCGGACGATATACCAACACCACCTACAGAAGAGGAAGAGCAACAAATTGATGACGTTGATTCTGTATTAGCTTCTTTGCAACCTTCCGAAGAAGAAAGTGAATTGGAGGAAGTTCCTGAAGAAGAATTGGAAGAAGCAAAGATGGGCCGTCCAAAGGTCGGAATGAAGTTTGGTCAAGATAGTCACCCACGTGGTCGTGACCCACTTGGTCATAAAGAAAATATGGGGTCACTAACCACCAGAAAGCAAAGAAACGACAAACGCAAGTCACCACTAGCATTGACTAAGGAAATTCAAGCAATGATTAGTCAAGTAAAACTACCAACAAAGAAAGTATTGATGGAAGATGTAGAAACAACAGGTTCTTTGTTGGATGAAAGTAACATTTTAGACTTAGAAAATTAAAGTATTATAAATATTCGTTATATTTAATATATGACGGTATAATATCACAAAAATGGGATGTTTATGAAAGCAAACGTCAAGCATAACAAAATTCGGAATACGGGCATACTATTTGAATTATTAGTCCGTAAAATTACCTCAGACGCATTGGAAAATCGTAGTGGAGAAACTGCGGTTAAGCTAATGAAAGAGTATTTCAATTCTAAAACCGAACTTGGTAAAGAATTGATACTCTATCGTTCATTTTTCAATGCTCAACAACTTAGTGAAACCAAGGCATTTGAACTTCTTAATGTATTAATCGCACAACGTAAAAAGTTAAACGAAACAGCATTAAATACACAAAAATATAAGTTAATTCGTGAAATCAAAAATAACTACGATTTAAAAGAATTTTTAAATGCCCGTATTCCGTCTTACAAAGTTTATGCTTCTGTATATAAGGTGTTTGATGGTGCAGTGAATGAAATCCAAGACTTCAACGAAATCGAAGGAATGGTAGAAGCAAAATTCACCATCGTAGAACATCTAAGTGGAAAAATCATCAGTAAGGAAATCAAGAATGATACCGCACTGTTTGAAGCAGTGAAGGGTCAAGAAGAAGATTTACGTTTATTGACCTATAAGATTTTGATGGAAAAGTTCAATCAAAAGTATATAGAACTTGATGACCGTCAAAAGAACCTTCTCCGTGAATACATCTACAACGTATCTAATTCCACAGCACTTCGCAACTACGCGGTCACCGCAGCAGTAGAATTAGTTGCAGAAATTAAGTCAAAGCTACAAAAAGTGGATAATAAGATTACTAAGATTAAGTTAAATGAAGTCATCACCCAATTAGAAAAGATTAAAACAGCACAAGTCATTAAGGAAAATCATATGACTGCGCTGTTAATTGCCTTGGAAATTACCAAGACATTAGACACTTTAAAGAGTTAATCTATGGATAACGTACAAAAACTTCGTGAGCTTATCCGTGAGCTTATCAAGAAAGAACTTGATGAGGCAACCACAACAGCAAGTGTTCCTGGGTACTTAACTCCGTATTCTTTCCGTGGTAATAAGGAAAAGAGTATTGCTCGTTCTAAGCATATCGCAACAGCAACTACAGGATTTAAATTGACTCCTAAAGGTGAAGAAGAAGCAAATAGACCAGCAGACAAGATGGAAATAGTCAAAAAAGAATTAAGTGAAAACAAGTACTACGAATATAAGAACGACACTACAAAGACACCACACAGAAAGATTGCGGAAGCTATCTCTCAACTAAACAGAAATTTACAAGAAATTGAACGTGTCATCAAAATGAACGCACGTTTAAAGACCGAATCAGGTATAGCAAGTGAACAACTATGGAAGCGTACGCAACAAGGATTATTAAGATTAGAAGCAAAACTTCTTGGTGTTGCAACACGCATCCGTGAAATCCGTGGGCAATAATATGCAAGCACTATTAGTCGAATATAACGTCATTTCGTATGACAGAGCATTATTAAGTGAAGCAGCAGACGTTTCAAAACCACTTGTTTTGAAAGACGTATTGTTACAACGTGCTGACTTCAAGAACCAAAATGGTCGTGTGTATCCAAAAGAAATCTTAGCTCGTGAAGCAATTGCATACAAAAACAATTTCGTCACACAACGTCGAGCATTGGGTGAATTAGACCATCCAGAAAGTCCAGTAGTTAATTTGAAGAACGTATGTTGCAACGTCACCGAACTTTGGTTTGAAGGTGAAGATGTAAAGGGCAATATCGAAATCTTATCAACACCATCTGGAAATATTGTTCGTGAATTAATCAAGAATAATATTCGTTTGGGGGTTTCTTCTCGTGGTATGGGTTCGGTCAAACAAATTGGTGAAAACGCTGTAGAAGTTCAAGATGACTTCAATCTTATTTGTTTTGATATCGTCAGTAATCCAAGCACCCACGGAGCATTTATTAACGAAAACACGGGTGGTCAAATCATCACCCCCTACAGTCGTATTGATACATTAATTTACGATTTCTTAGGCGAACTAAAGTAAAAGGAGTTTTTATGACAACGTTTTTAGTATTAGTATTAGGTTTAGCAGTTGCAATCTACTTCATCAATCGTAAGATGA